AGGTTGCTTTGATCGCGGCCTACGAGTTGGAACTCAACCAGATGCGCAAGGACGGGCGCAAGATTGACGCCAAGGCCGAGCAAGAAGCTGCGGACTACGCTGTGTACGTGACTGAGTTGACCAACGGCGGTACCGCTGCCGCCGCAGCTCCGCGTATCGCCCAGAGTGCCTTGGGTAAAGTTGTCTTCATGTACAAGCGCTACGGCGTGTCGATGTACTACATGCTGTACAAGACAGCACGTGATGCGTTGGCCTCGCAAGACCCCAAGGTGCAAGCCGCCGCCAAGAAACAGATCGCCGGTATCTACGCATCCGCAGCCTTGATGGCCGGGGTGCAGGGTATCCCGATGTTTGGCATTGCCGCCATGCTCTACAACCTCATCCTCAAAGGTGAGGACGACGATGACTTTGACACCGCAGCCCGTAAGTGGATGGGCGAGACGATGTATAGCGGTCTGGGCAACGCAGTGTTCGGTGTGGAGCTTGCATCGCGTATGGGTCTGAGTGACTTGTTGTTCCGTGACACCACAACCAAGCCCAGCGATAGCGTCATGCTCAGCCTGATGGAGCAGATGGGTGGCCCGGTGTTTGGTGTTGCCAGCCGCATGGAGCGCGGTCTGAAGCTGATCGCCGACGGCAACGTCGAGCGTGGTGTTGAGCAGATGATGCCCAGTGCAATCGGCAACGGTCTGAAGGCAGTGCGATTTGGAACCGAGGGTGCCAACACCCTGCGTGGTGACCCCATCACTGGAGAGATCGGCCCATGGAACACCTTTGCACAGTTCTTTGGTTTCGCACCCGCCGAGTACACCCGCCAACTTGAGATCAACTCATCGCTCAAGAACATTGAACGTGCGGCGGTCGAGGAGCGGACTAAGCTACTGCGCAAATACTACATCGCCATGCGTAATGGTGACGGCGCGGAAGCCGCTGACATCACTAAGAAGATGTTGGAGTACAACAAGAAGCACCCCGGTGCGGCCATCACGCCGGACACCGTTAAGAGTTCCATGGCTCAGCACATGCGGACTACGGCCCAGATGTATCACGGCATCACGCTTAACAAAGCACTGCGTCCTGAGCTTCTGCGCAACGCCGCCGAGTACGACTCTGACGAGGAGTAAAAAAGCCCCCGGGTTTTGGTCCGGGGGCTAAACCCTTTGATAAGGAGAACGAAGTGACAGACAACCTGTCGCGGGGAATCCTATCACAGTAGTCTCCAAAAGCGAACCCCCCACACGCCAGATTCTGGACGGGGGCGGTATTCAACCATCCAACCCCTGCGGGTGGTGATGTCATTTAACTGGCGTATGCACTCCAGCGTGTTGAGGCACGGCACGAAGGCTGACCCGCCAACTGGAAACTTACCCCAGTCAACTTTGATCAGCACTCCGTCCGGCGCGAGGTCGTCATTCCGAACTCTGTTTTTGAAAGAGCGCGGAGTTTGCCGCCATAGCTTGCTCAGCTTCATCGTCCATGAATCCTGTGCAGTCCACAACAACCGTATCCACCGGGGCCATGGCCACGTGAGTGCCCTTGGTCAAACGCATCTTCTGCTTGGTGGCATTGGTGCGTCCGGTCTTGAGGCCGTCAATGAACCCTGAGTAGTTGATCTGTTGCTTGCCACACCACTCCTTGAGCGGCTTGGGTAGCAGGTACAACTTCTTTGTATCGTATTCGTAACGCGCCACAAACGATGCACGGGGTATGGCCTCTGGGTGAATCAGATGATCCAGTCCGGTAGCGGCCTTCCGTGCGTCGTCCGTAGACTTGATACGCAGGATGTTGTTGTAGTTCTCGGCGAGGTAGTCCGTCAAGATGGACTCAACGTCAGTAGCCATCTCACCCACCGTGGAACGTGCGTCCTGCATGACACGAACAATCCAGTTGGCCAGCGGCGCAATCTGCCAGTCAATGAGCCCGGCGCGTTTGGCCAGAATCAAACCTGCGATAGTGCGTGATGCCAACACAGACCAGAAGCGGTTTTCAGCCTTGAGCCCTGCGGCGGCATCCAGCTTACGCTGGGTAACTTCACACAGTTCCTTGGCTGACTCCAAGTTCGTCATCACGTACTGAAGGAACACCACCCCTGCATGGCCGTAGTTGTCCTTGATGGCGGCGGCAAACTGATCGGTCTCGTCCTTGGTGGCAAAGTGAACACGCTCGGCGCGGTACTCCAGAATACGCTGGGCCTCGGCCTTGGGCAGTGCCTTGTACAGCGCGATGCGCTCCAGCATAGACGTGTTACCCGTGGTGCCGAACAGAGTCTTCCATGGCTTACCCCGTGCACGTTCGACGTTGCCTTTCGGCCCCATACGATTGCGTTGCAAACCACTAGGAAGTTGGTATGCCCAGTCCGACAAGTCTTGCGGCTTGGTGTTGGTCAACTCGTCCATGTAGCAAACGAGGTTCTTGTACACCTCAGCGCGGTTCATCTTCGAGTTGAACGTGTCCCGCTCTTGCATCAACAACAAGTCTGGGTCGCCCCAGATAGACGCACCGGCCAGCATACCCGTGGTCTTACCCAACCCTGAGTCCTTACTGTACAGGTGGAACGCGGCGGCGTTGAGCGGCTGGAAGTGCATAAGCACCGAACCAAAACTCATACCCACCATGAACTGATGCGCCTCCATACCGGTGCGGCTGTAAAAGCGCATCGTCTCTTTCCAACCGTCCATCGAACCCCGGGTTTGGAACACAGGGAACAAACCAACAGTGGCGGAAGACGGAGAGTTAACCTCTACGCGATCTGCGTACACCATCATGTTGCCAAGCGCGAACGCCGACCCTGCGTCATCGACCCAACCAAACTGGCGCTGGGCCTCATCGGCTTCGGCGGTGAACTGTAACTCGTTTACCCAACGCATTGTGTACTCCATCAACTCCGCCACGTTTAGAACTGCTACCCCCTGCGTGGCAATGTATTTCCTGAACTCATCCTTCGTACCCACAGCAGTCAGCGGGAGCGTGAACTCGCGCACACCGTCACGTGGCAGGTGCAAACGCATCACCACAGCTTCGCCCATCTCGGGGTCTTTGAGGCGGCGCACAACGTAGAGGTCGTTGAAGTAGACCATCACGTCCTTGTCCTCACCCTCAGCGTTTTTGGTGTGCTTGAACACTCCACCGTTCTTGCCTCGGAAGTAGGGGTGCGGATACTTGGGGATGGTGAATTTGATCGGCGATGCGTTCTGCACCCCGAGTGGTTTCTCGATGACCACGTTGTCATCTTCATCGGCTTCCATGACCTCGCGGCCCAGCACGATGGGTGATTTGATCTTGCCCCAATACTTACAGTCGGAGCAGACGCCCGGACGGTACTCGTCGAAACGAGTGCACAGATAGGGTCCCTTGATCTGAGACGCCTTATCCTCGGTCCGGGCCGGAGTGTATTCTGGGTGCTTGTCCGAGATGCGGTGTATGGCCTTCTCACCGTCAACACAGAACTTCGCAATAGACAGGCCAGCACGCCACAAAGGTTCCGACACGTTCTCTTGGTTCATCACCACCTCGCCAAGTTGAGCACACCCAGTGCCCTCCATGGTCTTGATCAGGATGGTCTTGAACCGGTTGGTGATGCTACCGGTCAGGGCTTGCATCATCGCGTCAGCTTCGCGTGGGGTGTAACGCTTGGGGCTCTTGAGCACACCATCGTCATCATCTTCTCCCAGCAGTGCACAAAACGCCTCGAACGTGACAGTGTTGGCCGGAGCGCCAACAATATGCACCGGTGTCGGCGGAGTGTCTTTGTAGTTGTGCGTCTCGGGGACCCGCAAAATACGCGCCGCATCGGCAGGTACCGCAGGGTCAATGATCAGCTTTTCCTTTTGGCACAGCGCCTTGAAACGCTCGGCCATCGGGACCCATGAGTCACGTGGAACCGGCTCAGTCAGCGGCCAGTACACGTGGATGCCACGCCCAGAGTTGACAATCGTGGGGCGGGGGAGTTTTAACTTCTTGCAGAACTCACGCAGTGCCGCAAGCGCATCAGCTTGGGTGAGGTAGCCCTCACCCTTATCGTATTTAGCCTGTCCACAATCGAGGTCGAGAAAGAACGACCGGAGTTGTTTTACGTTGGCTACCTTACGTGAACCCGCTTCTTCAAACGTGCCCAGAGCAAAGTACGCATCGTATCCATCCCCATCAAGAGAGTGAGCGGCATGGAGTGCGGCGTCGATGGACTCGTAGAACTTCTGCACCTTGCGCTCGTCTGATAGACGATTCGCCCAAACGCAGTAGTACCCACTATCCCCTAGCACTGCCTCCAAAAATGTTTTTGTTTCCATAACTGCCTGTGCTCATGATGTGAAGGGAACTAGAGAAAGAAAAGGGTGGGGAGCGACCCCACCCCCAAAGAACTTACTCGTCGTCCCAATCACCCACAATGTCGGCAATCTCAGACTTGGCCTCGGGTGCCGGTGCGGCTTTCTTGGTGACCTTCACAGGCTCCTCGACTTCCTCGGCTTCGACCTTCTCAGCGGCCTTAGCCTTGGGTGCGGCCTTGGGTACGGGTGCTGGCTCCTCAGCCGGTGCGGCTTTCGGTGCAGGGATGACGCCATCCATCTGGGACACGTTCAGGGTGATGGCCTTGATCGTATCTTCGTGGTCCTTCATCTTGATCACGGAGCGCAGTTCATCTTCCTCCAATGCACGGACAGGCTTGAACACCAGCTTCGGTGTGGAGCTATCAATGTCAAAGCGCATCTCGGTCACGATGCTGATGGCATGTGTGTTGTGTGCCTTGAGGTAGCGGCCATAGGCTTGCAGTGGCATCTTCTTACCTTCGGCATCACCGAACACAGAGGTGCTGGGCAGAGTGATCTGGTGCACGATGTCTTTGCCAATCTCAGACTCAAGCACCACAGCCACGCGCTGTTGGAAGCGGCATGCACGGCCTTCGCCGGAGGCGGCAGAACCCTTGACGTGCTGAGGGCAGTCCTTGCACATAGAGGCTTGACGCTGAGCGGGAGGCACAGCGTTGTCGGGGCGCTGGGAATCAGAGGACCAGCAGGTAGGCTTGGTGACCTTACCCTTCTGATACACACCCTCAAAGAACATACGGGACACGGGTGCGGCGTTGACCAGCACTACGTTCATCGAGCGTTCTTCGGATGTACGCACTTCTTTGCCGCCGATGTATTCGCGGAACACGCCGCCTTCAATCGAGATGCGACGGTTGCCACCGCCACCACCAGCAATGGTGCTTGTCAGGGTATCTTCCACGTCACCCAGCAAAGCGAGTGCGGCGTTGTTCTTGTTTCCAAAAAGGGTCAGTTCGGACATATCGTTCTCCAGTTAAATATCTTGGTCAGGGTTGTTGAAATCCAGTTCGAGTTGAACTTGGATGGGTTCTGCGTTCTCAGGCTCAATCATCTTCACATCGTCCTTGGGTTTTGCGGACAAGGCTTGCACGACAGCGGACACGTTGAAGCGGTATGTGTTACCGATCTTCACGTATGTATCCGAGGGAATGTAGCCTTGGCGCAACCAAGCACGAATGGTCGATACTGAGACCGTGAAGTGCTTGGCCAACGTCTCGATTGGCACAAACGGTTCTTGGCTCATTACTTCCTCCGTACGGTGATGCTGTATTCGCTGTCCACATTCAGCCCCGGTGGTAGCAGGTCGGGGTGCTCCTCAAGAAACTGTTTCATGTTCCCTTGGTGCAGACGTTTTTCCAGCAGTTCGGGGGCACCATGTTCAACGATGAACTTGCCCATCGACTCCCAGTCGTTCGTCCAGTAGCTTGTACGCACGGTGCGGTAGAACAGGCCCTCAGCAGTTTTCAC